AAGCTGCGCATCCCCTACAGCCCGGCCATCCGCGCCGACCTGCGCTCGGTGAGCAAGCAAACCAGCATCGGCGGCAACATCCGCTTCACCGCCGAGCGCACCGCCGACGGCCACGCCGACCACTTCTGGGCGCTGGCGCTGGCGGTGCAGGCCGGTTCGGTGCCCGCCGGTGCGATCGAGTTCACCGCCGCGCCGCGGCATCCGCGCGGCTTCGACAGCGCCGACGACAGCGACCGCGATTCCGACATCCGCATCCCGGAGGCTTCCACATGGTGATCGCCGATACGATTTTCGACGACAGCGCCGACACCACCGGCTCGGTGCCCGATACCTTGCCGACCGCGCCGCTGCCGGTGCCGCAGACCAGCCGCGCGCTGACGCTGCAAAACGAGTTCCAGACCCATCCGGGGCGGGGGCTGACGCCCTCGCGGCTGGCGTCGATTCTCGAAGCCGCCGAGCAGGGCAACCCGCTGGCGCAGTTCGACCTGTTCGAGGACATGGAAGAGCGCGACGGCCACATCGCCGCCGAAATGGTGCGCCGCCGCCGCGCGCTCACCCGGCTCGACTGGGACATCATCCCGCCGCCGAACCCGACGTCGGCCGAGAAAAAAGCCGCCTTGCAGCTCAAGGAATGGGTGGCCGACCTGCCCGATCTGGAAGAACTGCTGTTCGACACCACCGACGCCATCGGCAAAGGTTTTGTCTGTCAGGAAATCGAATGGGGCCGCATTGATGGCGCGTGGCTGCCGCGCAGCATCGTGCACCGGCCGCAGTCGTGGTTCCGCTTCGTGCGCGGCTACACGCAGGAGATTCGCCTGCGCACCGCCGGTTACGGCGATCCGCTGCAACCCGGCGGCTGGATCGTGCACACCCACAAGGCCAAGAGCGGCTATCTGGAGCGCAGCTCGCTGTTCCGGGTGCTGGTGTGGCCGTACCTGTTCAAGAATTACAGCGTCGGCGACTTGGCCGAGTTCCTTGAGATCTACGGCCTGCCGCTGCGGCTGGGCAAATACCCGCCCGGTGCCAGCGATGCCGAGAAAAACACCCTGATGCGGGCGCTGGTCAACCTCGGCCACAACGCCGCCGGCATCGTGCCCTCGACGATGGCGCTGGAGTTCCAGAAAGCCGCCGACGGTGACGCCAAGCAATCCTTCGAGGTGATGATCGACTTCTGCGAGCGTACCCAGTCGAAGATCATCCTCGGTGCCACCCTCACCAGTCAGGCCGGGCGCGGTAGCAACACCAACGCCCTGGGCACGATCCACAACGAGGTGCGCAAAGACCTCACCGACTCCGACGCCAAGCAGATCGCCAGTGCGTGGTCGCGCGACGTGGTGTGGCCGCTGGCGCTGTTCAACGGCCTGATCGCCGACCGCAAGCGCTGCCCGCGATTGGCCTTCAACTTGCAAGAACCCGAAGACCTCGCCAATTACGCGCAGTCGCTGCCGCCGCTGGTCGGGCTGGGGCTGAAAATCCCGCGCCAGTGGGCGCAAGAAAAGCTCGGCATCCCCGAGCCCGAAGAAGGCGACGAGGACATCCTCAAGCCCGCGCCGACCGTCGCCCCGCCGCAGCCACCGCCGCAACTGACCGGCCACTCCGACACCGAGCCGGCCGCCGCGGCGACGGCGCGGTATGTGTTGCTGACGGCGGCGACGGCTGCGGCCACACCGCCCGATCCGCCGGCGCTGATGAGCGGCCAGCTCGCGCGCACCGCCGCGCCGGCGCTGGATGGCTGGATCGAGCAAATCCGCCAGCTCGCCGCCAAGGCCAATTCCTTGCAGGAATTGCGCGACGGCCTGCTGGCGCTGGCCCCGAACATGAGCCTGGACGACTATTCCAAGGCGATGACCGAGGCGCTGACGGCCGCGGCGCTGGCCGGGCGCTTCGAGGTGTTGCAGGAGGCGGCGTCGTGATCGCGCGCGCGCCGGTCTGACATGGCCGCCGTCGCCTTCGGATCGTTGCCGTTCGCCGAGCAGGTCGCGTTTTTCCGGGCCAAGCTCAATCTCACCACCGAGAGCTATCTCGATGTCTGGGAGGCGCAGCACGACACCACCTTCATGGTGGCCGGTGCCAACCGCGATGCGCTGGTGGCGGATTTTCGCCAAGCCATCGACGACGTGATCGCCAAGGGCGGCTCACTGGAAGACTTCCGCCGCGACTTCGACCGCATCGTCGCCGCGCACGGCTGGGAGTACAACGGCGGTCGCAACTGGCGCAGCCGGGTGATCTACGAGACCAACCTGCGCACCAGCTTCGCCGCCGGACGCTGGAAGCAACTCCAGCAGCTCAAGCGCGATCGCCCGTACTGGAAGTACGTCCACTCCGACAGCGTGCAGCATCCGCGGCCGCTGCATCTGGCCTGGAACGGGTTGGTGCTCGATGCCGACGATCCGTGGTGGCACACGCATTTCCCGCCCAATGGCTGGGGCTGCGCATGCACCGTGCGGGCGCTCGATGACTACGACCTGCGCAAGCTTGGCAAGGATGGCCCGGACAAAGCGCCACCGCTCGACATGCAGACGGTGACGCTGGGCCAGCGCAGCCCCGGCGGCGCGCGGCAAGTGCAGACGCCAGCGGGGATCGATCCGGGGTTCGGCTATGCGCCGGGGCGGAGCGTGTTTCCGACACCGTCAGCACCATCCGATCTGGATGTGGCGACCCTCGAACGATTGCGTGCGCCACCGGGCGTGCCGCCGATCGGCGCGCCAGTCGATGCCGGACTGGACGCCGCCTTCGATGCGGGCGATCTGCGCTACGTCGGCCTGCCGCAACCACAAGCCGAAGCATTGCATGCGATCGAAACCCGCATCGCCGAGGAAGCTGTCGAACGCGTCGTGGCCGTCGATGCGCTTGGGCAGCTGATCGTGGACGAGGTTGGAACGGAAAACGGCGTGGACATCGGGCCGCATCTGAATCGGATGCGCGATCTGGTGGTGACTCACAACCATCCCAGCGGCGCGTCATTCTCGCCCGAGGATTTCGCCAATTTCGGCGCACTCGCCAACTCGGCCGAGTTCCGGGCAGTCGGCCCCGGCGGCTTGTACCGGATGACGCGGCCGCCTGACGGCTGGCCGGCGCAACTGGCCGAGCTGTTGTGGGAATCGCCGTTGAAAGCCGACCTTGTCGGCGAATTGCGTGCCTATCGGAATCAGCTTCAACGCGAGCAGCCCGATCTGCCGGAATCGGTGTTGCGCATCCTGATCTGCGATCGGCTGGTGCTACTATTGGTGCGCCGCTTCGGACTGATTTACCGCGTGGTGACGCCATGAGCACCGACATTCTCGCTTGGATCGACACGCCGAAACCGCCCTTGCCGATGCCGCTGCCGGATTTGACAGCGCGCGCGCGCGCCGAAGGCGTGTGGGATGCTTTCCTTCACGCGATGGCGCAAGCGCAATACGTCGGTGCCGAAAGGGCTTTGGCGCGCATTGCGTTGCCGGGCTGGCTGGCGCAGATCGTGCGCGATCAGGCACCGGACGCTTGACATGCCCAACACCATCTACATCGATTACGATGATGCCGACGCCGTGGCCGCGATCAATCGCGCGGTGGCCGCGTGCCGCGACCCGCAGCGCGTGTTGGGCAATATCGGCGAAGCGCTGGTCAGCAGCACCAAGGGTCGCTTCGCCTCGGAAACCGACCCCACCGGCGTCCCGTGGGCCGCGCTCTCGCCGCGATACATGAAGGCCAAGGCGCGCAAGTATCCGGGCCAGCCGATCCTGCGCCGCGAAAATAAGCTGTACGAGTCCATCGTCGCCCAGGTGCAGGACGACACCCTGCTGGTCGGCACCAATGCCACTTCGCGCGACTATCCCTATCCGCTGGCGATGCAGTTCGGTGCGCCAGCACGCAACGTGCCGCCCCGGCCTTTTCTGGGCGTGAGCGCGGACGACGAGCAGACGATCGCCCGGATCACCCTCAACTACATCCGCGCCGCGATCGACGGCGAGTGAATTGCCCGTCACGGCCTGCGACGCGCCCGGCAGCGAGAACCGCACAGGACGCGCGACAAGGCGAACCCGCCGCGGTATTGCGGTATCCGTACCACCCCGGCCCTGCAATCGCGTCTGACGCGCGTCAGGCGCGGTTTTTGGGCCGGTTCCGGCGCTCCGCCTGCCGGTGCCCCCGTCCCATCGCCCGATTCGGCCCGAAAAACCATTTTGTTGACCTCAACAAAATGGTCGCGGCGCTCCCGCGTCACCCGCCCTCGCGCGCGCGAGCCGATCTTTTGAACCAGGACAAATGACTTGGCATGGATCGCGCCGCGAAAGTGTGCGCCATGCCCAAGCCGATCCACCCATTCATCTGCATCGCCGCCTGCTCGACAGCGGCCGCGCAGGTCGCCATTGCCCCGTGCTTCGTGCCGGTCGCCGCCACGACCGCCGATGCGCCCGGCGCAACGCGCATCTGGTTGCAGCTCACGCCCGCCGGTGATTTCGCGCCCAGCGATGGCCGCGAGCTGCCGGTGGCGCGCTGGCATGTCGATGCGCGCACCGCGCAGGCCACCATCGCCGCGTTTCGCGCCCGCAAGACGCCTCCGGTCATCGACTACGAACACCAGACCCTGCTCGCCGAAGGCAACGGCCAGCCCGCGCCCGCCGCCGGTCGCCTGGTCGATATGCAATGGCGCGACGGCCAAGGCTTGTTCGGCCAGGTCGAACTGACGGCGCGTGCGCGCCAGTACATCGCCGACGGCGAGTACAGCTATTTCAGCCCGGTGTTCACCTTCGACGCCGCCACCGGCGACGTGCTCGACATCCTGATGGGCGCGCTCACCAACCATCCGGCGCTCGACGGCATGCAGCCGCTCGCGCTGCGCGCCGCCGCTACCGCCCGTTTCATCCACCGCGAGGAATCCGACCCCATGAACAAGCTGCTTGCTGCCCTTTGCGCCGCGCTGGCGCTCGATGCGTCCACCACCGAAGACCAGGCCATCGCCGCGCTGTCGGCACGCTTGCAGGCCGATCCGCTCGGCAAGCTGCGCGCCGAACTGGGCGTCGATGCCAAGGCCGACGAGTCCACCGTGATCGCCGCCTGCGCCGCGCTCAAGAAGACCGCCGCGCAGACCGCGCCCGACCCGGCCAAGTTCATCGGCATCGAAGCCTTCAACGAAGTGCGCGGCCAGCTCGCCGCGCTCAGCGCCCGCATCGACACACCCTGCCATCAGTTGGGGGAAATTCCTTTCAGATGTGCTTGACATGCTTCAAAATGGTGTTATAGTTCACTACAACACCTAACACATAGCTCACCCCAAGGAGGAGCCATGTACAGCAAGACCCGCAACACCCTGACCGCGCTGATCGCCGCCACCTTGTTCATGGCCTCCGGCTGGATGCTCGGGCGCCCGATCGACGCCACCGCCCTGCCGAGCGGCAACCTGCTGGCGCAACCCAGCCACGATGATGACGCCGGCGCCAGCATGGGTGTGACCATCCTGCGCGGCCACCACGACCTGCGCCTGAGCCTGTCGATGCCCTATTACTCGTTCTCGCTGATGAAATCCGATCGGCGCGCCGACTGA